CCCATCCCCCACTCCCCCGAAAACCGCTAAAGTCCCTACCCATCAGTCGGTTCACAGCAGGAGTCACTACGAAATGGCCGAATCACAGCAGAATCGCCCGTGTTTGCTCGAGCGACTTCGCGGCATCCTCGGCAGCTACGGCCGGGTGTGCGTGGCGCTCGGTGTGCCGGACAGCTACCCGGTGAAATGGAGGAAGGCGGATTGCATCCCTGAGCGCTGGGCGCTGGATGTTCACCGGCTCGGTGTACGGGACCGGTGGGGGGCGATCACGGCGATGACCGTGCTCTACGAGGCGGAGGAGGCGAGGCTTCGGAAGATCCGGGCGGTGGAGCATGAGGGGGATTGAAGATCCTTCGGGTAAAGGTTTCCCCTCTCCCCTGTTCTCCCGAATCCGGCCCGGACTGGGTGTGAACTTGAGCTTTGGGGCTGCGAATCGTATCCCGTGGTGTGGTACGGGGGCTTGCGCGCAGCGACAACATCCCTCGGTCAACCGGCTTTGCGCTCCGTGGCTTGTTCCACGGCCGACACCTGGCCAACCCGACTGTCTGAGCTTCCTTCGACGCTGGTAGCTCGCGGCGGCCCCTGTGAGTGTGACGGCTGGGGCGGCCCTCTGCTTTCCTGTGGGAGAGCATGCTAGTCTGATAGCACACGAACAGCGTGCGAGGCAAACCGGCCATGCAGTCCCCCAGCCCGAAGACCACGAACCTCATCGAGCAGATCAACCGCCGGGAGTCGGAGATGAACCCGGACGAGCGGCAGTGGGCCGCGGCGGCCATCGCGCGCTTTCGGGCGCCTGAGCAGGTCGGCGAGTTGCGTCGTTTCGCGATGATGCTGTTCACCAGGCTGAACGCACGGAAGGCGTCGGCGAAGAGGAAGGCGGCGTGAGTCGCCGCTATCGCCGCTTCGTCGGCGGCAAGGTTGAGGCGCGATCCGCCGAGCCTGTTGCCTGGCCCCCCTACTTGCCGGACCCGTCCGCGCCAGTGACAGGCCCGGCCGGCATCCCGGCTCCGTGCTGCGCTGATGTTCCGCCATGGGAACGCTGTGAACACCAGCAAATGCGCAGGGTGTTGCGGGAGATGCAGAAATGACTGCCAAGGTCCACGACATCCGCAGCTTCAACCTCGCCGACGTGCCGGCGCGCCTGAGAGCGTTCGCTGACGAGATCGAGGCAAGCGGCGTCCAGCTGCGCTGCTGCGCCATCGTGCTCGATCCGGTCGATGCGCCGATCGGCGTGACGGCTTTCGGTCGTGACGGGGATCTTCTGCGCACCATTGGACTGCTGCACACGGCGGCGACCGATCTCGCGACCTCCATCATGGCCGAAGCCTACGCAGACAGCGGGTTCCCGCCTGCCTCCTGATGACGACCCAGACCCGCAACTACAAGTCCGCCGCGGCCTACAAGAAGGCCCAGGCGCGTCAGCGTGACGCACTGGATGCGGCGCGGCGTGCGGAGCGCGAGGACGAGGAGAAGGGCCGGGTGCTGGCAGAGTTGATGATGGATCCGCTGGCTGACGTCGCGGAGCTTGCGGCCAAGGCGGGCATGAGCGAGGCGATGATCCGCGGGCTGCGCACGAAGGCGGAGACGCAGTTCCAGGCGCCGGCGACGGCGCTCAAGCGCGCGACCAATGCCAGGCTCCTCGAGCTCATCGAGGACCGTGAACTCACCGTCATCGAGGCGCTGACGCCGGCCAAGATCAACGGCGCGTCGCTGCGCGAACAGATCTACGCGCTCGATCGCCTGCACAACATCCGTCAGCTGCTGCGCGGCGAGCCGACGCAGATCGTCTCCGTCGACGACCGCAAGACGCTGAACGAGCTCGTGCCGGCCCTGGTCAAGGCCGCGCAGCGACGAGGGATCGTCGTCGACAGCGTATCCCGCGTCATCGAAGAGCCGCAGCGCGGGATCCCGGACAGCCGCGTCCTCCCGATCGAGGACGCCGAGATCATCCACCGGGGCGCGGAAGCGACCGTGGCGAGCGAGGACGTCATCGACGTCCGCGGGGGCGTCACGGGGGATACCTCCTGCAGCAGCGGCGCCCCCACGCCGACCGCTGTCAGCCCGAATGACCCGTTGTCCGGCCGCGCCAGTGCATTGACACCGGAAACGACGGGATCCCCCGATCCATGAACCAGCACGTCATCACCCTCTCGGAGATCGACCCGACCACGGTCGACCAGTTGTCGGATGACGATCTGCGCGCCGTGATGGCCCGCGTCATCGAGCTTCAGGCCGCAGATCGCAAGGAGAACCAGCTGGTCTACTACCAGCCCGCGAGCGAGGACTGCCGCAAGGTGCATTTGACCCGGGCGCGCTACATCGGGATCGGCGGCGGGAACGGGGCGTGCCTGCCGCTTCACGCGCCGGTGATGATGGCCGACGGCACGTATCGCCCGCTCGGAGAGATCCGCGTTGGCGACCGCGTGATGGCCGCCGATCCGGTGACGGGAGAGACCACGCCAGCTGCGGTCATTACCGTGTTTCGATCCGGGCGGAAGCGTGTTCACCGCGTCATTCTCGGCGACGGCGGATACTTCGACGCAACAGGGAACCATCAGGTCCCAATGATGCTCGACGGCGACAATCGGCCAAGCAAGCGCTCTGTTCGTGAACTATTCGACCCGATTCTGCAGGGCAGTCGGGCGATGGTCATGTCGCCCGGCGGAAAGGCTCGACAGTGCGCATTCTACGAGCACATCGGCACATGGCAGTGCGGCGACATCGAAGTCGACCATCCGGCGCACTGCTACATCACCGGCGACGGCGTGATCGTCTCGAACTCGAAGTCGGACACCTGTCTCGCCGAGATCGCCGCGCTCTGCACCGGCATCATCCCCGAGGGCGTGCCGGAGCTTCGCGCGAAGTTCCGCGGCCCCATCAACTGCCGCATCGTGGTTGAGTCGCTGACCACGACCCTGCACAACATCATCCTGCCCAAGCTGCAGTGGTACAAATGGTCAGGCGTCTCGGAACCAGGCGGGGACAAGGGGCACTGGGGCTGGGTGCCGAAGACCTCGCTCATCGACGGCGACTGGAACTCGTCGTGGCAGGAGAAGACTCGAACGCTGCGCCTCCTGTGCCGCGATCCGGATGACTGGCACCGCGTCATCGGCGAGTCCACCATCCAGTTCATGTCGCACGAGCAGGACCCATCGGACTTCGCATCCGGCGACTTCCACATCGTCCTGCACGACGAGCCGACGAAACACGCGATCTGGGTCGAGAACCAGGCGCGCACGATGCGCGTCAACGGCACGATGATGCTCGCGATGACCTGGCCGGATGACCCCGCGATCCCGGTTGACTGGATCTTTGATGAGCTCTACGACAAGGCCCAGCCCGGTCCGCGGCGGTCGCCGCATCACGCGTGGGTGGAGCTCTCCACGCGCCGGAACCGCAACCTCGACCAGCGCGCCATCGAGATCCAGAGCCAGAACTGGGACGCGAAGACCCGCAACACGCGCCTCGGCGGCAAGCCCATCCGCTTCTCGAACCGTATCCACCCGCTGTTCACGGACACGCCGATGCACTGGTCTTTCCCGGCCGGCAAGCTCATCGACCCCTCGCTCAACGATCTGAACCAGTGGGTGTGCCCGGAGACCGGCTCGCGCGATATCACCGAGTTCTGCCACGTCCACGATATCGATCCGTCGCGCCTGTGGCCATGCGTGTTCGTCATCGACCCTCATCCGAGGAAGCCGCATATGTTCCTGTGGGCGCAGATCACGCCCGAGGACGACTACGACATCATCGTCGAGGACGAACTGGACGGCACGACCGAGCAGATAGCTCAGCGCGTGCGCGAGATCGAGGATTCCTACGGGCTTCAGGTCTTCCGTCGACTGATGGATCCCAACATGGGCATGCAGGCGAGCCGCGCTGGCCAGGACCGCGACAGTACCTGGCAGCAGGAGTTCGCCGACTCCGGCCTCATGTGCGATCTCGCCAGTGACAGTGACGTCGGGCGCGGCCGCATCAACGAGTACCTGATGCCTGACAAGTACACGTTGCGCCCCAGAATCCGGATCGCAGCGCGCTGCGAGAACACGATCCACCAGATGAAGCGCTACTGCTGGGACGAGCACAAGCGCACGCTGGACAAGGACCTGAAGCAGAAGCCGAAGGCCAAGTACGACGACTACCCCACGATGCTGAAATACCTGATGAACGACTTGCCGACATTCCGCGCGACGCTCGACGGCCCCAAGGTCCTGCGGCGCGAAGGCATGCGCGGCTACGGGAGGCAATGATGGCGAAACGATCGAACCAGATCTGCGGGCCCTCCGCGGCAGAGCAGCGCCGCTGGCAAGGGGAGGATGACCTTCGCACCCTGCGGCGCGCCGAAGAAATCCGCGCCGATCCGACCCGCGTGCGACAGGCCCAGCGCATCGCAACGCAGGAGATGAAGGCTCTGCAACGAGTCGCCGGGAAGCCGACGACGAAGGGGAAGCGCTGATGGCCACGCTCGTGATGTGCGACGGCTGCGGCGCCCGCCTCGAGGAAAAGCCAAGCAAGGTCGGATACGTGATCAGGCGGGAATACTGCCCGACCTGCATCGCGACCGTCACCGAGTACCAGGCAGAGGTCGACGCGCTGCACGACCGGCTGGCGGCGTCCTGGCGACAGGATCTCGAAGCCATCCGCGTGCGCTTCCGGGACCGGCTGAATTCCCTCCCCGATGACGTGCACTCGGAGAGCCCCGATGCTCGCGGTTGATCTCGCGCTTGCGTTCATAGCCGGCTTCTGCGACCGGGTACGCGGCGGCTTCCCGGATGATCGGCTGTTCCCCGCCGGCAAGCCGTGGTACATCGATCGCCTACGCGACATCGGCAAGTTCACCTACGGCGCCGCGCTCGCCGGGATCATCACCCAGGACTGGCGGGTTATCGCCGCGACAGCGGTGCTGTGGAAGTTCGGCGAGCAGGTGTCCGGCGACTTCGGCGGCACCTTCCGCCTCATCGCTGGCGTGCCGGGCTGGCTCGGACCGCTGGTGCGCGTCGGTCTTCTCTGGCCGGTGCTCACCATCCCGCTGTGCTATCTCGACCCGCGCATCCTGCTGCTGGTGCCGGCGAGCGCCTTCGGCGTCATCGTCGCGGCGCTGCTCGCGCGCTGGGCGCCCTTGCCGCGCACGCCGCTGCTGCAGATGCAGTCGACGGCCGGCTGGCAGGAGTTCTTGCGCGGCATCCTCATTGGGCTCGCGCTCGTCGTCATGGAGGCGCTGATATGAAGGTCGCTGGTCACTGCGCCGTGTCCGGGGAGCGCTGCTTCGAGATCACGGAGTGGTTCCCGGCCCGTCACCCGCTCGCCGGCCAGCCGCGGCGGTTCGGCAAACCCCTCGACGACGCTCTCGCGGTGACGCTCGTGCTGGTTGACGGCTCCCGCGCGGACATTACGGTCAAGCGGCAATATCTGTCGGATTTGTACCTGCATCTGCCGCAGATCTGGCGCGACATCAAGGCGCGCACGCGCTACGACCGCAAGCACCACCGGGATTACGGGCAGCAGGATTTCACCCAGGATCAGCACGCGCAGATGGACGCGTGGAACCTCTCGTTCAACGATAACGTGCCGCTCGGCGTGCTCGCCTGGCGCCGATGGAAGGACATCTCCCATGGCTGAGGAAATCCGGCGGTATCGTCCGCGGAGCGAATCGATCAAGTTCGATCAGGCGGAGATCTTCGCGCGGGTCAAGGAGTTCTACGAGGACGACGGAGACGATCGGGACGTGGATCTCGAGCAGCGCCTGCAGCGCTATGCGAAGTACCGCATGTGGACCGATGGCGGTGGCGGCCCATGGCCGGGATCGAGCGACGCCGCGGTCAGCGACCTGACCGAGAAGTCGATGCGGTTGCAGGACACGCTCAACAACGCCGTGATGAGCCAGCGCCCGCCCGTTATCGCGGAAGCGCGCAACAAGGTCGACCGCGAGCGAGAGGATGCCGTCTCGAACCTGCTCGACTACCAGTTTTTCGACGAGGCGGGCGGCGAGACGATCATCGGGGAGTGCGCCGAGAAGTTCATCAACGATGGCGTCTACACGCTGTTCATTCCGTGGGTGCGTGAGATCACGAACGGCCAGCGCTTCATCAAGTTCGACGCAGGGATCCCGCCGGATCGCTTCCCGTCTGACTATTTCGTCGAACTCCTGCAGGCGAGCTTTGGCCCGGACACGACGATCGTCGCCAAGGGTAGCCAGGATGCGCCGTGGGACTTCACGCTCCGCCGGCAGCGAGAAACCGACGACGGCGCCGGCGAGATGGTCGAAGCGGAGGCGAGCTTTTTCACGACCGGCGATCGCGGCCTCGAGCTACGCATCAAGCAGCAGGTCACGGTCTTTGACGGACCGCTCCCGCGTGTGCTCGACTACGACGACGTGTTCCACCCGGTCCGGGCCGCGAACCTGCAGCGCCCAGGCCCAAGCAACCCCGGCGGCGCGACTCACGTCGTCATCCGCGACTACCCGACCAAGGACGAGATCCGCCGCCTCGCCAAGCAGAAGTTTTACGACCTGCTCACGCCCGAAGATCTCGACCGGCTGGATGGCCTCTCGCGCCAGGGCGAGGGCGACGAGGAGCGCGAGCAGCGCCAGAAGGACGATCTCGCCGGCAAGCACGAGGATCCGACCACCGACTCGGCGAAGTCGCACGAGCGACTGACGCGCCTCGTCTGCTTCGACCGCTACGACATCGACGGCGACGGCCTCGACGAGGACGTGATGTGGTGGGTCATCCTCGAACTGAACCGCGTGGTCAAGGCAAAGGTCCTGCAGGAGATGTACCCCAGCCTGCCGCCGAACCACGCGCGCCCGTTCGCCGAGGCCGCACTGTTCCCGGTCGCCGGTCGTCGCGTCGGCATGTCGATGCTCGAACTGCTCGAAGGACTGCACGACGTTGCCAAGACACTGATCGACCAGACCATCGACGCAAACACAATGGCGATTGCCTCCCCGGGCTTCTACCGCCCGACGTCCTCGATGCAAAGCGAGGTCATCCGCTTCGCCCCGGGCGAGCTCTACCCGCTCAGCGACCCGTCGCGTGACATCGTGTTCCCGGTCATCGGCAACCCGCAGGCAATGGGCATGGCGCTCAACCTGATGACGCTGATTCAGCAAATGGGCGAGCGGGTGTCCGTCATCGGCGACCTGCAGCTTGGCCGCGTGCCGGCCGGGCGCTCCGCGGCGCTGCGCACGACCTCGAACATGAACCTGCTCGCAGGCCAGGGCGAGGCCCGCCCAGAACGCATCCTGCGCCGATTCTTCATGGGGCTCTGCCAGTGCTTCATGGTCATGCACTCGCTCAACCAGCACTTCCTGCCGAAGGCGAAGCAGATCCGGCTTGTCGGCGTGCAGAAGCCGGGCGCCGATCCATATCTCGACGTGACGCGTGCGATGATCGACGGCCAGTACCGGTTCCGCTTCAAGGCGAATGCGCTGAACACCAGCGCCGTGCAGCTACAACAGACCCTGCAGGTGCTGCTCGGGACCTACGTCAACGCGCTTGCGATCCAGCTGGGGGTCTCGACGCCGGAGACTATCTACAACCTCATGCGGGACTACGGCAAGGCGCTCGGTGCCGATCCGGAGGGGGCGCGCTACATCAACCCGCCGCGACCGGATCTGGTTGGGCCGAAGCTGACCGCGCAGGAGGCGATGGTGGCGCTGCTGCAGGGCTACATGCCGGAAGGCGGTCCGATGGAGCCCGGCGGCTGGGTGGAACACATGCAGACGGTGCAGACGATCGCGGAGACGATGCGCCGGGACCAGACACTCCTCGCGGAAGTGCCGCAGGGCGTCTGGCAGCTGATCGAGGAGTACCTGGTCATCGCCTCGCAGCGCGCGCAGGAGCAGCAGCAGATGCAGCTGATGATGCAGAACGCGCAGGCATTCGCCGGCGGACCCGGGGGCGGACCTCCGGATCAGGGCGGGCGTCCGCCGCAGTCCGCGCAAGCTCCCTCCGGCGCGCCGCCGGTGTCCGGGGGTAGCGAGATGATCGACGAGACGTTGCCGACGGCCGGCGGAGGGGCGGCGCAATGAGCACCATAGACCGCGTCGACTGGGCACGCCTGCAGGAGCAGCGAGCGGAGGAGCGTCGGCCGCAGGAAGCCCGCGCGCTTGCGCAGAACCTGAACGTGCTCAGGCAGGCAGCGGTCTCCGCCGAGCGCCTGATGGACGACGAGCACTGGCGGGTCTACCAGCAGATGCTGCAGTCGTCCGTCGAGCAGATGAAGCTCTACCGCGGGCGCCTGGTCGACACGCTGCTTGCGGATGGCTGCGATTCGCTCACTGCGATGACGCGGACCAAGCGCCTGATCGCCGAGTGCGATGCCTCGATCCGCATGGCCGAGGCGGCGATCTCGCTGCCGCGCCAGATCCAGCAGAACGGCGCCCAGGCCGCGGAACTGCTCGAAAAGGAGGTCAGCCGATATGCTGGGACCGGCGAAGACTGAACGCAGAGGAGTGCCGTCCACGGCCGCAGAACCGACCGTGCCGCCGGTCATCGCGGAGCGCTTATTGCGCTTCATGCTTGACAAGCGGACGGGGAACGTGGTGTTAAATATACGGGACGGGGAAATCCTGAAAGCGGTCTTTGAGGACCACGTCAGGGCTACCTGAAGCGGTATCTGAGCACCCAGACCCGCCCGGTCGAGAGGCCGCGGCGGGTTTTTTATTGGCCGGATGGTCTAGTATGCGAAACAGGCGGGCAGCATGAGCATCACGGCGGAGCAGGCGGCGGAACTGGTCGCGAAGGCCATCGGTGACGTCACGAAGCCCATCGTCGAAAAGCTCGA